TTCCTTGGCTACTACTACAAACTTCTTCGTTGGGTGGCTAGGCGTCCGCTTTGGCTTGTTGTACCCGCTTACGCCCGCCCGTGCTAGTTTTGGGTCCTTGGACTTTGGCATTACTGAGTTCCTCCACTTTGGTTTCCAAGTGGTCCACCTTGGTTTGTAGGTCCGCTAGGTGTTGGAATGTCCCTTGGAAGTGGTTGTGGACTTGGTTGAGTAGGAGTTGGAGTTCCCGGTCGGTTAACATTTGTTTTACCTTCTATCTGCTTTTCTTTGAGGAGAGTATCGGCCACTTTCATACGGCGTTCAAACTCTTTATCTTCTGCGTCACCTTCACGAAGGTTTCGGGTAACAGCGTTAATACGGTCGATTTCAAGTTCCTGAGGCACTGCTTGGGCTTCTGCAGCCAGCTTAGTAGCTCGTGCTTGTGACTCTTGAGCCTGAGCAGACAGTGCTGCAGTTTGTGACTGCTGGAACTGCATTTGCAACTGTTGTGCTTGTTGTTGCATTTGCTGCTGCTGCGGGTTAGGTTGCATAGCTTGTTGCATAGCCGTAAGAAGCTCTTCACGGTTAGACAAGTTCATGTTGTCAATAATGCTTTGAATCAGTGTGTTGTACAACGGTGAGTCTTTTTGCATAGTCTGTAGTAGTTGTACAAGCTGAGTTACTTCGTACTCCCTAGCAATAATACCTAGAGTACTGCTAGCGTTAAACTTGTAGTCTGCTACAGGGTAGTTCTCAGGATCAAACTGCATATACCTATAGGCTGCTTTCTTGACAAAAGGTATTAAGAAAGACTGCTGGAAGTTAATCAGTGTCCGCTTATGACGTTTAATAATAGCGCCAAGAGACATACTAATCCCAGCGGCAGTAGCCTCGCCATTAACACTACCAGCGATTCCTGCTGAGTCCACTGCTCCGGTAGCTTGTTGTACCATCTGCTGCAGTGCTCCGGCTTGAGCAAAAGTAATTTGGTTAACATTACCAAAGTTGAACGGTTGAAGTACTTCTTTAGGATTTCCACTGGTCAGTATCATCTTTCCGGGGCGTACTTCGGGTTTAGCACCACGAGGTAGCCTAGTTGCGTCAATAGCCATCATAGGATGGATCGTAAGACTTAGTGCGTCAATTCTTGCACGTAGCTCTGTGTCCAAAGCTTTCTGAGAGTTGTAGCCTTTTTCACAAACACCACGGCCCCAGAAACGTCCGGGTACTACGTCCCAAGGGAAAGCAACCACAGGACGGTCTGTCATCATGTAGGGGTTAGCTTCAGCCTTTAACAAAATGCCGCTGTTGGCGATTACTACGACTGCTTCTACGTACTTTGACTTAGAGTCTTGCTCAGGCCCTAGTTCTTCTGTATCGTCCTCTGTAGCGCTTTTGAGAAGCTCTCGTGGCACTAGACCATAGTACTTAGTAAGACGTACTTTGTCATCGTTGTAGATTGTTATGTCTTGGTCAGGTTCCAAGTCAGTATCAGGAGCAGCAGGACCAACGTACACGTCACGGTACACGCCTTGTTCCTGCAAAAGTTCAACTTGGTGTAAACTAACAAACTCATCTACAGCAACACCCATAGCGTCGTCTACAGACGTTGCTACAGGGTCAATTAGGAAGTTCTGAGGTAGTACAGGCTTAAGTTTAACTTTGACACGGTCAGTGATGTTTACTCCTACTGCTTGCAAGTCTCCACCCATAATAGGTTGAGTAGCAGGAGCCATCTCCTTCATTTCTTCAATAATTATTTCACCAACGCCCGTACCAAAGACTGCTGCGTTAATTAAGCATTCTGCTACTGCTTTACGCACCATGCATTCTTCAAAGTCTTCTGTAAGCTTGTTACGAAGAAACTGTACGTCTTGCTTATTGGTGTCACCAAGGTTGTCACTTACGTCAAACCACTTGCCACGTCCAAACGTAGCTTCTTCTAGTTCCGCTACATTAGACTCAACTGCCTGTTGAAGTGCAGGAGAAATAATACGGGAACGCTCAGAGCCACGCTGGCTGTCAGCAGGATCCCATATACCACGCCAGAGTCGGTAATACTCCTCAAAACGCTGTTCATAATTCGACTCATAATAGTCACGCCAATCCTCACATTTGGTAATGACCCAATCCTCAATTGTTTCTTCAACCAGCAAAGGGTCTGTATCGTAAAATTCTGCCATATTAGTATCCTGCTACCACGTCTAAAATTTCGTGGTCCTCAATTTCGTAGTCGTAGTCGTACGCTACATTTGCCAGTTGGTCAATATACGCCAAAGCGTCTATCAAGTCGTCATGCGTCAAAGGATCAGGGAATTGAAACAACTGGTCTAAAAACCTAGAATTCCACTCACCTTTGTTTAATGTAATGTAGCCGTTTTCGAAACGACCTTGTAGTGCCCACATTACTCTGTCGGTCTTCTTTTTATTACCGTGGGTAAGCTCTTCTACCCTGAAGAACATACCGTATCTTTTCTGCATGTCAACAAGCGGAGACATTACAGCTTGTTTAGCAATACCTCTTTCGATTCCAACCGACACGGGACGGTAATCTCTAACGGCCTGAAATATCTTAGCTGCTGTTTCGTCAAGACTCCATCTACCGTATATGATATTGTCAACATACCAACCATGCTCATTGACCTTAACCACTGCGATGGCTGTGTCGTCAAGCTTGGAGTTCTTAGTCTTTTTCTTGTTGACTTCTTCAAAACCTGCCAAGTCAACTGCAATGTAGTAATCTCCTACTTCCGGCTCATCTTCACTAAACCTAACCCAATCCTCTTTAAACATTTCTGAACCACGGGCTTCAAACGACGCCATAAACTCCTGACGAAACGCATAAGAAGACATAGAGCGTTTAGCAATGTCGATTTCACTAGGGTCCAACAACGGGTTATCATAGCTTGTAAAGTGCCAAGCTTTGTACGTAGGGTCATCATCTAAGTCCGCATATTTGTATAGTTCGTAAAAATGGTTCCTTCCCATGGGTGTGCCTATGAACATTGCACAGCCCTTTTGGTCCGCCAAAGCAGGTCTCAAGATCTGCTCAAACACCTCTGGTTTCATGTCAGCGTACTCGTCCATGACTAGAAACTTGAGGCTGACACCTCGCATTGTCTCTGGTCTATCGGCACCTTTGAGGCTAATGGTAGCACCGTTGACAAGCTTAATTTGCAGATTATTAATATGGCTACCAGAGATAACAGGGTGTCCCAGTTCCATAAGGGTTTGCCACATGATGTCTCTGGCTTGTCCCTGAGTAGGTGCGACGTAAAATACATGGCCTCTGTCCGCCTGAAGTGCGTTAACTATTAACATCCAAGCTGCTAACCTAGACTTACCCGTACGTCGCCCAGCAGCTACTATTTTAAATCTTGTGTCGTCTGCCCAGACTTCTTGTTGCCAAGGCAGTAGCTCTATATTAAGATCCATTGAAGTTATTAAACACCGGTGATGCTTCTATTAAATCAAACGTAACTACTACTTCTACGTTCCCTGCACTACCACTAGACGCCTTAATTATGTCTCCGGGCTGTAGAACAAACACAGCATTACCATCAATCAACAGGTTTTCCTTTGAGGATATGTTAGTACCGTTGTAGATATATACATCTGGAGTGGGACTGGGCTTGTCTACAAACAACGTAATGTCGTTGGTAGAGTTATGTAGATTAGCTATGAACGCCATATTCCAGTGAGCAACGTAACCAGCAGGGATTTCTACAATTGTCTGCGTAGAGGTGTCCGTTAGGTTTTTGTTTTTAGTATACAGCATTAGTACAACCAAAGCACTGGAGTAGTACCCCTAGTGTCCACATGTACAAACGTATCAGCAATGCCCACACCAGTAAAACCAAGGTTCAAAGCATTAGCCACAATAGTGTAGCGGTGGGCGACATTTGTTATTTTTATGTCAGCCGCAATCCCCTGTGCATGTGTTCCCGGCACTTCCTTTTTTCTTTCAATAGGGTGCTGAGTTGGATGACGGTAACCACTCGTCACCTCAAAGGGGAAGCCACATGCACCCCGCAATTGGTCTAACTTCTCTAGGAACTCTTGTTCCATATTGTTAGTACCAGTGACCTGACAATCGAATTCTTCTCTAGTAAAATGCTTAAGAGTCATCTTCTACTACTTCTCCTTCGATTATATCAGGAGTAGACACTTCAGCAGTGCCTACGCCACTAATGTTGATCTGTATAGCGTTTCTACCGTTGTCTTTGACTACGTCCTTCTCAAAGGCACCCACTGGTAGTATACGGTCCATCACAAGTTTCCAAGCAGCAGCCTGATTCTTATGGTCATGGTCCAAAGCAGCATCAAAGATCGTCTCTAGGACCTTGCGTGACTTTGGACTAGCCAGCATACGAGCTTTGTACTCGTTAATTATCGCTGCGTCACCCTTTGGTCGGCCTACTACACCCTTGTTACCGGGCTTTACAGCAGCTACTTCAGACTTCCGGGGTCTGCCACGACCTCTTTTTTTAACAACGTCGGTCATAACATAAATTATCCCTGATTACAACAATAGTATACCATAAGTTTACACGAAAGTCAAGCTATTTTAGAGGTAAAAGCAGTAGAAGTACAAACATGAGTATAATCAACGGCTTACACATGTTTAATTTAGGGGTAATTTTCCTAATTTTACCCTATTTTGTGTCTAGGTAGCTACTACAAAAGTCTAACACATGTCAACCCCTCCCCCGCCCCAAGTTTCTACGCGGGTTTCAACAAAAGTTGACACAGGGCGCGGCCTATGGTAGCGACCAGAGTTGGCACGAGTATTGCATGGGGCAAGTTGGCATGGGATTTGCATGGGTTGACAAGTGCGTGGGCTTATGTTGGTCCCTCTGGTCACAACCTGAGCTGATAAAGTTGGCACGGGTTTTGCTACGCGAGCTATTTATTACACGCGCACACGCGACTAGCACGGAACAACCAACGCAGTCAATAGTCCAAACGTGTGAATATTTACGCTTCACATCTGGGTCAACCTATGGTTTCATACACACATGGCGACGGGGGACAGAAGCCACCCCTAAATGAGAATCATTATCATGACTAAGCAGATCAACTACGGAATGCACGAGCAACTAGAGAACAGCCACCGCACACTATCGGACGCTGTCACCATGTACGCCATCTACTACAGCGACTGGACAGAAAACCTTAACGAGCTGTCGGAGTACTACGCATCGGACGAATGGAAAGACAGTTTTGACCAGCGAAGCGAGAAACATCTGGAGCTGGTCCGTCGTCGCAACCACACGATCCGTGAGATTCAGGAAATCGGGGCACAGCTCCGGTCCATCGGTCTAGACGTTGACCTTTGCGAGTGGGCAACTGTAGACGATTACTATATTGACGACGCGGCATAGGAGAAGTAGACATGATCACAATTGCAGAACGAGTGGACCAGTACGCCCAGCGCATAGCCGGAGTGGCACAGGCTCGCAAAGACTACCTAGACGGTCGAAAGACTCAGGAACAGTTAGACTTCTACGCCCAACGGCTAGACCGACTGAATGTACTAGCGCAGTCGTTGATTGACCTAGGCATCGACGTGAAGGCTCACAGGGTGTTTCAAGAGCCACACATATTAAAAGACTAAGGAGGTTGACTAATCGTTGGGCATTCACTAGAGTGTCCAACTGTGAGTCAACACACGAGCCACAGGAGGGCTTAAGACATGCAACTACGACCATTAGGCAGTAACAAGACAGAGGTAGAATTCACAGATGGCACTACGGTGTTCTTCAGCTACGAGACACCTGTAGCACTACAGACGGCAGAGGGTCACTATTTCAAGACAGAGGACTTCTGGAGCGTCACCACGTCGAAACATATCAACCAGTGGCTGAAGTCCAGAGGTGCGGACTACTGCGACACACTGACACAGGACAGCATAAACGCGAGGGCTACAGTATGAACTTTGGACGCTACACAATCTGGTACAACCACGAGGACCACGTTTGGGACATCTACGACAGCCGGAAGGGCTTCGTGTACCCTGAGTACACCATCAACAACTACTCACGGCTTCTCTGTGGGTTGAGAGACAAACTAGGGTTCCTAGACACTGACAAGAACCACCGGAGGTTTTGGCGTGTGATGCGCTGGTGGGACCGACTACGACACGGGAGGCGCTAGACATGAAACACACGTACCAAGTTATCATGACCAAGGTATATGAGGTTAAAGTAGAAGCAGAATCCAGAGAACAAGCGGAGGAGATATTCGACAACTTTGGAGACTGGGAAGAACTACTGAGGGTCCACACGCTGGACGTAGAGCCTGCGGACTACCTCACACTACGAGAGGAGGACTAGAGACATGTACGAGAACTGGCAACCATTTTGGGACGTATTGTTGTTACTGGCGGCATCTGGTATAATCACCCTCTGGCTATACATCAAAGGAGATCCAGACGAATGAACTACATTGTTGGGGCCTTAGGCCTTCTAATGATGCCCTTACTGTTGCCTGTGGTGGCTTTAGCCGCCCTAGTGCTAACAGTGAGCGCAGTACTTAAAGACAACACAGGAGACACAGACAATGACTAGAGAATCATGGGAAGAAGCGCACGACTACTACTACGACACATTGGAAGCTGAGGACTACGAAGGCCTTGACGATATTGAGGAGTGGAAGGAGGAGGAGCAAAAGATTATCGACGAGCTTATACAACGGATGCAAGGGGCTTACAATGACATTTGAGGAATACGAGAGGGGTTACTATGACGGGGACTCTGGAGGCCTACCAGAGCCTCCTAGAGACCCAGAGGAGCAAGCCATGATCGAACACATAGTCGAGTTTGAAACTGAGATGTTCCGCTTGGACTGCCAACGTAAATACTCTAGGCTAAACGCTAGACACCTACAGAAACTAATGATTGAGATACACGGGGAGGACTGGAGAGATGCGCTGTAAAGCCTGTAATAGAATACTAGAGGAATCAGAATTGACTAAAAAGGATGCACATGGTAACTTTCTTGATATTTGCGGTATTTGCCTTTCTGCTAGTGCTAGCGCAGGAGTAGACTCAGAAACTATGGAATATTACCAATATGAGATATTTACAGAAGACGAAAACTATGATACCCTCTACTAAGGTATACTTAGGTATATATACTAAAGAAGAAGCAGTAGTAGTTACTACAGGAGTAAACTTATGTTTATAGACGA